GTGGTGGTTTCTATGGTTCCAGCCGTTTGACTGATTGAGTAAGAACGAAGCTCTCCCAAAGTATCTGAGCCGATTTTTATAATGCCTTCTGAACTATTGTGCGTAGCCATTAATCGGCCTCCTTTTTAGTTGCTTTCTTAGGTTTTGCAGTTGGGGCTTTATCGCTCCATCCGCGAACTTTCATATTCTCAATCTGTGACGGGTGAACAATCACAGTTGATTTATCTCTATACATTTTCACTAGCTAGAACCTCTCATGTATTGATACCTGACTTGTATGGTCATGGTGATACCACCAATCGGATCAATTGCCCCTTGGTCTGTATCTACGGCTGTAACCTGCGTATCTTTTGCATAACCGCCTCTAGTGCGATCAACATCAAGCGCATTTTCAATACCTTCGATTAATGCGTTCCGTAATGTGTCAATGCTGGCCCCTTTAACAAAGCCAACAATCCTATAATTAATGGTTGATTCTCTTGATCCACCGATTGTCACATCTTCACGCGATTCATCTGCACTTTGCACAAACACCGCAGGGAACTGGGCATTTGATAAACGCTCGTAGTCAAACGGCTCACGGGTGATCTTCTTTAGTGTCGGGCTGGTCATTGAGTCCAAGATATTCACAATATTGGCTGCGACATTTTCTCTAGTGCTCATCGGAAAATCTCTCGCTTAAATCGTGATACTATTTTCTTTTCTTCACTGTCAGTCACACCAAACCACGGACGCTGTTTCTGATTGCTTACGGCTTTTCTTCTCTCAATTTCTTTTGAGAATCCAATGACCGCTTGAGTGGGTGAACTCTTTTTCAAGGTCACATCAGCCAGCATCTTTCCAGTAAACTGCAAATTAACGGCACTTGTTCCGCGCCCCTTCTTTGCTCGGTACTCTGCATACTTTGGGTGATAAGCCTTAAACCTTCCATTAAGACCAACACCTCCATCAACACGCTTTAACATATCCAAGATATGCCCCGTTGCGGCTCTACCAAGAGCGCGTTCAGTTTCCTTGGGAGATGGTCTGGCCTTTTTAATCGCCGCCATAACCGCAGACGTATTGATGGAAGTGCTGATATTCATCGGGTCAGCCTGCCAAAGTGGATAGGGAGTTTTTCAGATAGTTCCACAGTGGAATCTTCATCATCGTCATACTCAACTCCATCCCTCAAAACCTCATCCCACTCTTCCTCATATCGGCTCTTGTAGAAACTAATCATCTTATAAAAACGATCATTTTCATCCCAAGTTGCAAGCATCGGTAATGCGTACTTCCACAGAACCAAATAAGCCGCAGCCTTGGTGAACTGAGATTCAGTCAATAGGTTAGGTTTAAGCTCGCCCGACAAGACCTTATTAGGCCACCAATCTCTGCGTAATCTACGCTCAATATCGGCTTTACCTTTGGCGTGTTCGTTAGCAAAACTGCTAATGCCAAGGGTTAATATGTCGGGGAGAATGGCTGACAAATCACTGTCAGCACTCATAGCCATAGCTAATACCTACAGCGCAGCATCGGCAGTTAATTTAACGCCATTCAAGTCAACTAACTCACCAACGCCATAACAGGCTGTGGCGTTCAACTCAAATCCACGGATAGACGCGTCACGCTGCGGCTCGATCTTCACATCCCAGCATACGGCTAGACCTAAAGCGGAAGGTACGAACACTGCGCCAATCGCATCGTCTGAACTATCGACTGCAATGTTTGAAGATTCATAGACGTTGATGCCAGCTAACTGACCGACATAGCCAGTACGCATGGCTTCGTTCTGCAAGTCACCGCCATTCGGGTTAGCAAAGGTGTTAGTCATGTTCGCTTTCAATGCATAGGCTTGGAAAGGATGGATAATGGCAGACGCTTGACCGCTTGCGCCATTGGCACTCAATGTAGCAGCCGCTTTAAAGAAGTCAGCGACAGTTAACTCACCGCCTGCTGAACCAAAGCCTTGAGAGAAGCCAGTGAACAATGCGATTAGGTCTTGATCCATTTTTTTGGCAACGGCTTCACCTAGAACTCGGCCTAAGTCGCCAGCTACATCACCTGTGGCAGCTTGTGCGGCAAGGTCAGTTAGTACCGCTTGAACACCAACCTCTGCAACAGTAATTGTCTTTGAGCTAGTGCTAACGGCTGTGGATGAAAGATCAGTTCCCTCGGTTAATCCTGCGGCTGCTACTTCTGGGTAAATGGGTACTTGAACAGTCTTTCCAGACTGACCAGAAATGTCATAGATAGAAACGAAATTGCGAACAAGAGAACGCTGTTGAGCCGTGAAAATGGCTTCTTGGATAATATTAGCAAAGAGATCGTCAAGTGTTGCTGTAGTTGATGCTGCCATGGGAAGTGCCTCACGTTATTTAAAAACAAACGCAAGGCAACTTAAACAGAAAACCTTACGAAATGGGTTTGATGTAACCGCCAACATTATTGCCGCGACCAATCATTTTTCTATGTTCAGCGTATTCATTGCTGGACATATCACCCACAGATTTAGGCTTCTGTGTATTGCCACCAACATTCCCACTAGAGCCAGTGCCA